CCATCTGACCGGTCGCTATCCCACTTGGTGGGATGGCCGGCGTTGGGATCGGCCGACGCGCTGGTGGGCCGGGTCGAAGACGGGCGAAGTCACCCGCGACGGCGTGCAGCGCTATCTGGTCGGCGAGCCGAAGGACGAGGGCGCGTGGGGCACGGGCATGGTGCCCGGCGATGACCTGAAGGATTGGGGCCGGCGTCAAGGGATCGCCGACGCGCTCGACAACATCACCGTCAAGCACGTCTCCGGCGGCGTCTCGACGGTTGGATTCAAGTCCTACGATCAAGGCCGCCAGAAGTGGCAGGGCGAGACGCTCGACGGGGTGTGGTTCGATGAGGAGCCGCCGCTCGACATCTACATGGAAGGCCTGACGCGGACGAACGCCACCGGCGGCCTGACGATGATCACCTTCACGCCGCTGCTCGGCATGAGCGACGTCGTGAGCATGTTCCTCGGGATGACGGCGTGAGCCGCCACGTCACGTCGATGACCATCGACGACGCCGAGCACTACACGCCGGAGCAGCGCGAAGCGATTATCGCCAGCTACCCGGCCCATGAGCGCGAGGCGCGGGTGAAGGGCATCCCGTCGATGGGCTCGGGGCGCGTCTTCCCGGTGCCCGAGGATGACATCGTCTGCGAGCCCTTCGCGATCCCGTCGCACTGGCCGCAGATCAACGCGCTCGACTTCGGCTGGGATCACCCGTTCGCGGCCGTGAACCTCGCCTGGGATCGCGATGGCGACGTGATCTACGTCTGCAAGGAGTTCGCTCAGCGCGAGGCCACGCCAGTCATCCACGCCGCGGCGATCAAGCCTTGGGGCGACTGGATCCCGGTCGCCTGGCCGCACGATGGGCTGCAGCACGACAAGGGCTCAGGCGAGCCGCTGAAGGCCCAGTACCAGGCGCAGGGCCTCAAGATGCTCGCTGAGAAGGCGACGTTCGACGACGGGTCCAACGGCGTCGAGGCCGGCGTGATGGAGATGCTGGACCGGATGCAGACCGGCCGGTGGAAGGTGTTCTCGACGTGCGGCGGGTGGCTCGGCGAGTTCCGCCTCTATCACCGACTAGAGGGCCTGATCGTCAAGGAGCGCGACGACCGAATATCGGCCTCTCGCTACGGTCTGATGATGCGCCGCTTCGCCAAGACCAAGCCGACCACCTCGAAGCTGGTCATGCCAAAATACGGGATTGTCTGATGGGCTACAGAAACGACCTGATCGGCTCCGATGCCGCGGCGATCACGCCCACGGATGGAACCTTCGTCGACCTGATCGGCGTGTTCGTCGGCGGCGCCGGCAACCTGACTGTGCGCACGGCCGCCGGCAACCTCGTGACATTCACCGGCGTGCCCGCCGGCGCGCAGATTGCGCTCGGCATCGTCGAAGTGCGCGCGACGAGCACGACGGCGACGAACATCGTGGGGATCAAGCGATGATGTGGGCGCAAGCCGTCGCGCACTCGGCCAAGCCGGGCAAGAAATAGCCGATGGCCTACGACGCGGCCGAGCCCGCGACCCTGCGCTATTCCGACGATGAACTCCTGAGGATCGTCGGCGAGGAGCGTAAGCGGTCGGTCGGGTTCGGCGAGGGTGGCGAGAGCGGCGAACTGACGACCGCGCGAGAGCGGGCGCTCAACTACGCCAAGGGCGTCATGAAGGATGTTCCGGCGGCGGAGAACCGCTCGGCCGTGGTCGATACGGCCATCGCCGACGCCGTCGAGACCGTGCTCCCCGATGTGATGGAGGTGTTCGTCGGCGGCGACGACGTCGCGACCTTCATCCCGCTTGGCGAACAGGACGAGGCCGCGGCGCAGGAAGAGAGCGACTACGTCCGCCATGTGATCATGGAGGAAAACCCGGGCTTCCTGCTGCTTTACACCGCCTGCAAGGACGCCCTGCTGACCCGCACGGGCATCTTCCATTGGTACGTCGAAGACGAGGACAAGAGCGAGACGAAGGCGCGGGCCAGCGCCGAGCAGGCGCCCATTCTCCAGGCCGTTGCGCAGGTTTCGGGCGAGGACGTAGAGGCCGAAGAACAGCCGGATGGCTCGGTCGCGCTGGTGCAGCGCCAGAAGCATCTGAAGGTCTGTGTTCGCGCGTTCCCGTCCGAGGATTTCAGCGTCGCGCCGGACACGGTCAACCTGCCAGACGCCACATATTGCGCGGTTCGCGACCGCCCACGCGTCCAGGATCTGATCGCGCGGGGGATCGACGCGGAGTTGGCGCGCTCGCTGCCTTCGTACGCGTCACGCAACGAGGCTGTGGAGCAGGCCCGAGACAAGGCCGGCGAGCACCAGCAGACGGCTGACGATCCGCACGGCGATCTGCGCACCGTCGAGATCAAGTGCCACTACATCCGTCTTGGCGACGACGATGGGGAGCTGGCGATCTGGCGCGTGGTCACCGACAGCGAGGAGACCAAGCTTCTCGAAAAGGATCAGGTCGACCACATCCCGTTCGCGGCGCTGACGCCGTACATCGTCCCCCACCGGTTCTACGGCGAGAGCGTCGCCGACAAACTGTTCGAGGTGCAGAAGGTCAAGACCACACTGCTGCGCATGCTGCTCGACAGCGGCTATTTCGCGCTGAACCAGCGGATGGTGGTCGACGTCAACAAGGCCACCGAGTTCACCATCTCCGACCTGCTGGCCAACCAGCCGGGCCACCCCATCCGGGTTGCGGGCGACGGCGCGATTCTGCCGGTGAATGCCGGCGCCTTGGGCTTCGATGCGTTCTCGGCGCTGGAGTTCATGTCGACCGTCGCCGAACAGCGCTCCGGCATCGTGCGCAACGCGCAGGGGCTCAACCCCGACACGCTGCACGACACGGCGAAGGGCGCCATGGCGCTGATCACTGCGGCGCAGAAGCGTGTTCGCCTGATCGCGCGCATCTTCGCCGAGACGGGCATCAAGGATCTGTTCCTCGGCGTGCATCGCATGTTGCGCACGTCGTACACGGACGAACACGCGCCCCCGCAGGCAAAGTTGCGCAACCAGTGGAAGACGGTGCAGCCCGCATCATGGGGTGAACGGTCGGCGATGAGCATCCATGTCGGCGTGGGCTCGGCCGGTAAGGAGCACGACCTGATGATCGCGGGCCAGCGCCTGCAACTCATGGATCAGCTGGTGGCGCTGCCCGGCGCGATTGGCACGCTGGTCGACAAGCCGAACATCCACCAAGCGTTCATGGCCTGGGAGCGCGCCGCCGGCTCGCGGAACCCCGACCAATACTGGACCGATCCCTCAACACCACAGGCGCAGCAAGCGGCCCAGCAGCAGGCGCAGCAGCCGAATCCCGAGATGGCGAAGGCGCAGGCCGACATGCAGCTTCGGCAGGCGCAGGCCGCCGCCGACGCCAAGCTTGCGCAGGACAAGGCGCGATCGGACCTGCAGCTGCAGGCTGTGAAGCATCAGGGCCAGATGCAAGCGGACGCCGCGCAGGCCGCACGCGAACACGAATTGGCGATGACGCGCATGAGCGCCGAGATGGAGCTGAAGCGCTACCAGATCGACCAGGAGCTGCAGCTGAAGCGTGAGAGCTTGGCCGCCGAGTTGCAGATGAAGCACGAGCTCGGCCTGATCCAGGCGCAATCCGCGCACGAGATCGGCAAGGCCAAGGTCAGCGCATCGGTGCAGGACGTCGAGCCGGGCGGCGACCCCGGATGAGCGAAGAAACTGCGCGCGGAGCGCGGGCCGCGCACGAGTACGACGAACTGAAAGCGGCGTTCGAGGCCGTGCGACAGGCGTTGCTGAAAGAGATTTCGCAGACCCCTGTCGGCGCCGACGCGAAGATCCTGAAGCTGCACATGAGCGTGCAGAACCTCGCCGCAGTCGAACAGGCGATGCGGCAAGTGATCGATAGCGGCCGGATCGTCAGCGCCATGGAGGCGCAGACCGCGCTCGCCGTCGCCGGCCTCAACCGGCCGACCTAGCCCAACAACCACCCGCAAGGTGTTCGATGAGTGAAGCCGCCACGCCGGAAACCGGCGCGCTGTCGTTTGACCAGGCTGTCGCAAGCCTGCTGCCGCAGCAAGCCGAGCCGGAAGAGACGAACAACGCCCCGGAAGCGCCCGCAGAGGTCGCCGAGGAGCCCGAGCCGCAGGGTGGCGACCAGCCGCCCGAGGAAGCCGACGCCGAGCCCGCAGAGCCGGCCGAAGACGAAGAAACCGAAACGGAAGAGGCGGCCGTCGAGCCGCTCGAACCGCCGAAGTACTGGTCGAAGGACGCTAAGGACAGGTTCGCCGACCTTCCGCCCGAACTGCAGGCCGTCGTGCTGGAGCAGGAGGGGCCGAGGGAGGCCGCAGCCGCCAAGGCGAAGGCTGAAGCCGCCGAAGAGACCAAAGCCGCTCGCACTCAGCTCCAGGGGGTCCAGACTCTCGCGGAGCAGCTCGACGCGTTCCTTCCCGAAGCCATCGAGACGTTCCAGCGTCGCTGGGGTGATCCAGATTGGGAAGCGACGATCGAGCAGTACGGCGCCGAGCAGGCCGCGAAACTCAAGGCGCGGTACGAGCGTGAGCAGTCCCAACTGCAGCAGCTCACCCAGGCAAATCAGGCCGCCCAGCAGAAGGCCCACCATGCCTACGTGCTGGAGCAGTTTCAGGCGCTCGCCACCCTCGATCCCGAGCTGGCGCCTGACGTCAAGGACCCCACTCAGGGGGCCGAGAAGCGTCAGGAGGTGACGAAGTACCTGGTGGCCGCGGGCGTCGACCCGCAAGCCATCGGCAACATTAGTGCGGTCGAGATGACCCTCGCCCGCAAAGCGATGCTCTGGGACGACGCGCAAGCCAAGCTGAAGGCCGCTCCGCCAAAACCCAAGAACCCCGCGCCGCGCGCCGCACCGGTTCGACCGGGCGCCGCACAGGCGCAATCCCCAGCACAACGCACCGTCGCGAGCGCACAGGGCCGCTTCCATGCGAAGCCGTCCATCGACAACGCCGTGGCGCTGCTCCTAGCCAAGAAAGCCTAGGACATGACCGTACCTACGAACGTCATCGGCTCGGCGGGCTCCGCCGTCGCCAACATCGGTATCCGCGAGGATCTCGAAGACACCATCTACCGCGTGGCGCCGGAGGAAACTCCGTTCGTCTCGAACATCGATACGAAGAAGGCGGCGCAGACCTACCACGAGTGGCAGACGGAAACCCTGGCCGCGGCCTCGGCGACCAACGCCCAGCTGGAAGGCGACGACGTCGGCACCCTCGGCGCCGCCAACCTGACCACCCGCGTCGGCAACATCTGCCAGATCCTCTGGAAGACCGGCGGCGTCTCTGGCACGCAGGAAAGCGTCAATAAGGCCGGCCGCGACAGCGAGCTTGCGCGCCAGAAGGTGCTCAAGACGATCGAGATCAAGCGCGACCTCGAAATCCGCGCCATCGGCAACTTCGCGGCTGTTCAGGAGAGTGGCGCCACCACCCGCAAGCTCGCGGGCCTGCAGGCGTTTATCACCTCCAACGACAACCGCGGCGCGTCCGGCGCTGACGGCGGCTTCTCGGCCTCCCCAGGACCGGCGGCGGCCACCGACGGCACCCAGCGGACCTTCACCGAAGCACTGGTCAAGGCGACGCTCGCCACGACCTTCGGCAACGGCGGCAAGCCGACCCAGGCTTACATGGGGCCGACACACAAGCAGCAGTTCTCGGCGTTCACCGGCATCGCCGACATCCGCAGCGAAGTGCGTGGGAACGCGCTGGCCACCATCACTGGCGGCGCCGACGTGTACGTGTCGGACTTTGGGGCGCTGACCCTGATCCCGCACGCCTACGCGCTGACCCGCGCCTGCGTGCTGGTCGACCCGAAGATGGCGGCCATCGCCACCCTTCGCGGCCTGCAGTCTTCGGCGCTGGCCAAGACCGGCGACAACGAGCGGTTCCTGATCCTGATGGAGAAGACGCTCGTCTGCTCCAACCAGGCCGCGCACGCCGTCGTCGCCGACCTCACCTGATCGACCTAGGGGCCGCTCCGTCGCGGGCGGCCCCGCTTTCCCTGAGGCACTATGCAGAAGACTAACAGCGCTCCCGAAGTTGTCGCAGCCGTCGAGCGGCAGGAAGAACTGAAGAAGCGCGCCGCCAAGCAGGCGTCCAAGCGCGAGCTCGCCCCTGAACAGGTCGAGATGGTGGATTGCACCGTCCTGCCGCTTGGCGATGGCCACATCAGCATGGGCGAGCACATCGCGGGTTTAGGCACCGTCCACTACGAGGAAGGCGAGGTCTTCCCGTGCCCGCTGCCCACGGCGGTGCTGCACTACGTGCGCGGATGGGTGAACTTCGAGGGCGCGAAGGAAGCCGTGGCCACATACAAGCTCGAGCAGCAGCGTAAACACGAAGCTGCTCGGGCTTCGCAGCTCGCGGCTGACAAATTCCTGGAAAGCGTCGGCGGCTGATGTCGGCGCGCACGCACCTGTTCCGCTCATCGGCCGGCGTCGACCACTGGATGATTCAAGACGGCGCCGACACGCGCTTCGCGGCCACCCAGGACGTCGCGCCGATCCTGGAGCGGAACAAGGCCGCGGCGACCCACAACGACGGCTACAACGCCTCCCGCGACCTGCGGCGCGTGGCCAGCATCCCCTACGGCGTCGGTCTTCAGTGGCTGAACGAAGAGGGTTGGTGGTTCATGGACGCCAGCAAGGATCCTGACGTGGCCAAGAAACTGGCCGCGAAGCTGAACAGCAACGAGTACCTGTACCTGCGCACCGCGCCCGGTCAGGTCGGCGTCTCGGACGGCAAGATTCGATGAGCCTCGCGACTTATAGCGACCTGAAGACGTCC